GTCGGATGATGACGGCGCGCACGTCATGCTGCAGATTCACGGGGGCTGTGACGTGCGCGGGGGCTACACAATGCCGGCCGCGTTCGACGTGACTGACTGCGACGGAACTGCGATCTTCGACAACGCCCGGGCGACCATCTACTGCGATAATTGCGGGAAGTATTGGGACACGGACAACGGGTGTCATTGGCTCCCGGATGGGTGTAGTGGGCAGGGGCACACGGAGTTACAAGACTACCCGGCAACCGACGAAAAGCCAGACTACCCTGCGCCGATTGTGCCCGACCAGCTACGCCCACCCATGGAATTGCCTAAACGGCCGGAGCCTTGCGTGGGGGTTGTGTGGGTCGACGAAGACCGCAACGGCCATTGCCCCTATTGCGGTGGGCTGTTGCACGTCGCCCCTTGGCCAGCAAGTTGAACGGCATGGGGTGAGAGTAACGCACCGACAGACAGAGCGTACCTCAACGAAAAGGGAGGTGGACACCATGACGCGCGGTTAAACACCGCAAGCCCCGAAACGCGTAACCCGGGGGTCGCAGCCGGGCGGGGCGCTTGTTTCCATGTTTCCGTTTCACACCTTTGGAGAATGCACCGATGGCACATTTCTATGGGTCCTGCGAAGGCAAAGCCAAGACTCAGGCGACCCGGCTAGGGTCGCGCGCTTCCGGCATGGTGACGCAATGCGCCTCATGGTCGGGCGCGGTTCGATGCACGGCCCACGTCGACGAAAATGACGTGGATTGCGTTACGGTTGAGCTAATTCCGTGGCATGGCAATGGGGTCGCGCGGCTTCTCTACTACGGCCCAATGAGTGGAGCGCAGCCGGTCACGGAAGACGAATTGCCAACCGATCCGATCAGCAGAGCGAAAAGGGAGGTGGCGGCCTAGTGTCGGGAGTTGAACAGCGCAAAGACGGCTGGTGGGTGGTCGGCTTGCAGGGCGTGGAGCCTTGCGGGCCGTACTACACCCGGGCCGAAGCGGAATTAGACCGGCGCGGAATGGAGCGCACGTTCAAGCACGAGCACCGCGCCGGGTTTATCACCTGCGAATCACTGAGAAAAGGCAAGCTATGACTGAGGCAGAATACAAGGCAATCCGCGCTCGAATCGACCGCCTGTATAAATGGCTGAATTCGATTCAAGACAAGCGTACCGGCTGGGTGAGTTATCGTCCCAGCGACAAGCCGGCCAGTGTGCCGGACGTGACGAACGAAGAACAGAGCGCAGTGGAAGTGTACGAGTTCCTGCGCGACAAGCCCGACCGATACTTTCTCTACATCAACGAGAAGAAGGCAAAGGCAACCACCTGGAGTGGCGAGAAGCTTGGCAAGGTGGTTTTCGGTCGCGAGTATCGCGATAACTTCGGCGGTGTTCGCGTGCCGATCGACGTGTACGCAATCAACGGGCTGCGCTATTACGGCACCTATTACAAATCGTCGGGCGACTACGCCAGAATCAAGCGCTGCAAACATCAGCAGGGGGCCGCATGAAAATCCCAACAAACTCGCTCCCGGACCGCAAGCCGAAGCGACCGCGCGGCAATCCCGCGGCGCAGAGATACAACCGCTACAAAAAGCGGCTGGAGGCCATCGACTTCACGCCAATGACGGCGCACACCTTAGCCGGAATCCTGCTCTACTTGGCCGACGGAACAGCAGAGCGCAGGGAAATTGTACTGAGAACCTTCGGAGAACTGGCTAATGGTGACGCATAAAGCCTGCACTCGTTGCGGGCACACTAAGCCACTGGGGGACTTCGCCCTCAAAGGCCCGGCTAGGCCCGGTGGCGCTCAGAGAGTGGCGGCAGTGTGTAAACGCTGTTTCAATACCCAACAACAGGAGAGGCGGGCCGCGGAACGGCGGGAAAGGCTTCGCAGGCTTTGTCCAATGTGCGGCAACACTCAATTGCCAACCCATACCCGCGGGCCGCTGCTGTACGAGCTTAGAGCGCAGCGGGAAAGCAAGAGGTTGCTGTCCGTTGCGATTGAATTACACGATTTGTATCTGCTCGGCGTAATCGACCATCCGCTATTTCGCGACCTAGCGAAGCGGAACAAGCGGAACCTCGTGTCGGTGTGTGGCCGGCGGTGGATTAACAGACGACGTGACGCATTAGAGAAAGGTAAGTGATGAACAGAGAGCGATGGCTGACGGAGTGCGTTAGCGCGCTTCGTCCAATGTTCCGCGAAGCTGGACAGCCGATCCCCAAGAAGATCCGGGTCTCGTGCTCGTGGCCGTCCAGAGGGGCGCGAAAGTTAGACGGAGAGGCGTGGAGTAACGAGCACAGCCAGGATGGCTGTTTTGAGATTTTCATCTCGCCACTCTTGGACGATCCGATTGAAGTGTCGGCCGTGCTCGTTCACGAGCTAGTACACTGTGCGGTCGGATTTAAGGAAAAGCACGGCAAGCGCTTCGGCGCCCTGGCGCGGGCCGTTGGGCTTGAGGGAAAGACGGCCACTTCGGTGGCCGGTAGCGAGCTGAAAGCCGGGCTGAAGGAAATCGCCAAAGGGATCGGCCGGTATCCACACGCCCGGCTTGCGTATGCCGAGGACGATGGAAAGAAGCAATCAACTCGCATGAAGAAGCTGTCATGCCAGGACTGCGGGTATACAGTGCGCACGACGCAGAAGTGGATTGAAGTCGGGCTCCCGGTGTGCCCGTGTGGCTCCACCTTGTCTCCGGAGGACTTAGAGGAGGGGGAATAGCTTCCCGCACTTCCCAGCCCAGTCCGCGTTAGGACAAACGTAGAACTGCCCGACGCGGACCATCAGGCAGCCGCATTCCTTGCACGCCCTAGGGGTCTCTCGATCTCTAGGGCGTGTTCTTTTGCTATCTCGGAACAGTAGGCGCTGCACCTCTCGATCAGGGTGCATGGTCGGCTGATTCTTTTGCATACACGTAGAGTAGTTCCGGACCCCGCGAAAGGATCAATAACAGCGTTCTCTCGTAGATCGGCTGTCGAAAAACGGATACACCGCTCGACAAGACCCTCGTGTAATTGCGTAGGGCACCAGGAGCGACGTTGCTTTGAGTTTCCAACCACTCTCGGGAAATCAAATACATCCCCCGGAACACGTCCTCTTGGATCGGCTCGTTTGTCGCCACATTTCTGTCTCCAGGACTGGACTCGGATTTGATCGGGATAGAACTTTGCATGTTCATCGTGCAGCAGAAGCAGTGGCCGGTAGTTGTTGCCGAGTTGCTTCTGTTGATGCTGGCCAAAGGTGAAGGTCTGCACACACTGCCGGACCCGGAGCCAACGGAAGAGGTCGAGTAGCCGGTTGACGACCGCGCCAACCTGCGCGAACCATCGTGCATTGTAGCTTACCCACACAATGTCTGCCGAGTGGATGAACCGCCTCAACCAAGACTCGAATAGGTTAATGTATTCCCAGTCGGGCAGCTTGTCGTTCCCCTCTGTATACTTCAGGCCGATGTTGTCCGGCGGGTCCGCGAACAGGCAGGTGGCGTGCGGGAGGGTCGGCAGAACCTCCAGGCAGTCGCCGTGAATTAGGCGGTTGTTCGTCAACGATCATCTCCGTCGCCATGTAGTACATTACGTTGCTTGCGATCAATGAGCATGTTTATGTTACCCACAGCCACGTCTCTCATCTTGAGACCGAGGTCTGAACATAGGGCCGCCACGTACCAAAGCACGTCCCCAAGCTCTTTCTTTATTTGGGCCCGCCGGTCGTCCGTCACCAGTCCGCCGTCGTCGCGGTAGATTTTCTTTACCTTGTTGGCCACTTCGCCGGCCTCCCCTGCGAGAGCAAGTGCCGAATAAATTACAGGCAAGTTGTCCGGGTAATTGGCTACAGTGCGAGCTTCGGTTTGGTAAGTATCAAATGTGCAAAATGTCATTCTTCCTCCTCTCCATAATTGATCCCCGGCTGGTAGCCGGTATGGTTCAAATTAACACATTGTCCCAGGTCGGCTAGCTGTGCCCGGAGCACGCGGACTCCGTACTGGGCAAGTTGAGTTCCGATCCGGCCTGTCAGCGAGCGGTTGATAGCCGTGCGGTCTTCCATCAGTTCCGCGAAGGTCTTACTGGTCACGAGGGCGCAGAGCACGGCGCACACTTCATCGGCCAGCGAATCCTCAACGCTGTCGGTCTCGATCAGGGCCCGGGTGACGGACTCAACGTCTCTCGCGAACTCGTATCGGACCATGCAGCCCGCCACGACGGACTTCCCGTCCGCCGTAGTGAGCGTCTTGGTCGGTGGGATTGCGGTCTGCACATTCCCTGGCCGGCTGTAGTAGCTTGTCCAGAACGGCCAGAGGACCACTAACCCGGGGCTCCGCACGCGAACCACAGAGCCCCGGGTAATCGTCACGGCAATGTCCGTACACTCCAGGTGCTTTACCTGGGGAATCCATTGCCCGATCCATTCGGCCAGCCGGCCGATCCAAGCGAAAGCTCCCGTCATGCTTTCGCCGGTGGCCGGAGTTGAGCGCCGGTACGGTCATGTGCCCTCACAATGCGCGTTACGTCCGAAAATACCGTACCTAGCGGGTCTCGCCAGAGTTCGTGTCGAGAGTTCCACGGCCTCGGGAAGAGAGAGGCGTAGCCTCCGGCTGTACGGAAAGCATTCACGTTCTCATCGCTGTCGTCGATTAACAGCGCGACTTCGCTGGCAAGTAGATGCTTCTGAGGTCCGATCAGGAATTGTCGGTGCATCCATTTCGGCATGTGCCTGTGAATCCATTCCATTTTGCCAGTCACGCAACCGGGATCGCGCACGGGGCTGGTAAGCAGGCAGATGTTCCGCCTCGCAACCGCCCGGCAAAATGCCAGAAGCGGCCGGAATTCCGGAGACTCCGGTGCGTCTCGCCATACCTCCGGCCCCGTAAGTTTGTCCCAAAATGCCTCCGCAGACTCGAAAGCGAGGTCGCTCCCGGTGATTGGGGTGAGGAGTGAATTTGCTGCCTTTACGATATCGAAGCCCCATTTAGGATCGTACTTTTCGAGTTCATTCGGCTCCACTTTGCAGCCAACTCGCGACAGCGCGTGCATCGTGAATATGTTGCACACGTCGTCCAGGTCAAGAAAGATGTGAGTAATCAGCATAGGGGTCTTTCTTATGCGGCTTTCTTGGTGCAATTAACGCAATCACAGGTATCAGGTCGTTCAACCGCGGCGTGCGCGGCTTCTGGCGGCCGACCACTAACAAGCAACTCGTGCAGGTAGCCGAATGCATTGAAGATCAATGCGCAGACAGCCTCTTCCGTGAAAATTTCGTGGCCGTCTTTCCTGTCGTGTACGTTGTATCCACGGTGCGCCATCCACCAGTCCATGAAGTGCCGGAAGGCCGATTTGATGTACACATCGAAGCCGATTCCCTTTTGCCAGTTATCGGAGGCCCGCATCTTGCCATCAGCCTGTTTGCGGTGCTTGTGCAGATACTCGGCATACGCCCCCATGGCCACCGGCGAGAAGAATCCTTCATAGTCCAGCTTGTTCGTGTCGTCGTCACGGGTGGCTCCGGTGTCGAAAGTTCTCATTGGGTGCCTTTCTCCTCTGGGTGTAAACGGTAAAAGCTATAGTAGTCCGCGTAGTCTCCGCCTTCCTTAATGTGCTTTAGCCATAGTTCTGGTTCTGCGAAGCTAAAGATAAGTGCATGTCGAAATTCGTTCTCAGTAAGAATCGCCATACGCCTTCTTGTTTTTACGTCGAATCTGTCGATCTTCATGCCGCCTTCCTCCTGTATTTCTTTGCTGCGTAGTTCACGCCTGAACGAGTCACGAAAATCGGAAGGGCAGCCGTCAGTCCATAGCGCCGATCAATCACGATCCAGGTCTGTGTCGGATGCTGAAAATCGGCCTTAATCTCCACGGAATACTCGCTATACCCCATCAGCGACCCGCATGAAATCCAAGTCGGATAGTTCACGAGATGAGTGTGCCAATGGCCGAAGATATCGAAATCGACTTCCCCAGCTTTGTTCCACTGGGCAATCGCTTTATTTACTGGGATCGTAATTCCGCCTACACCACCTTGGTATCGCAGGCCGTCGCCGTGATGGAATCGCACCTTGCGGCCCATGATGGTCTGGGTGTTGTGATAGCCTTTCCCGACATCGAAATGGACGCGGGGATTACTGGCGTAAAACCTAGCCAGTGTCATATAGAGCAGCCACTCAAAGCTGTTTTTGTAGCTGGTCTTGATTCGCTTGCGTGGAGTAGTGCGCCCGTGGTTGCCCACACACGTCGGAATGAAGATCGGCAACTTAGTTTCGCGCAATAGCAGATCAATTCCGGAGCACAGCATCTCTTGAAGGAACACACAAGCCTCGGTAGGGCTCAGCGCATTCGATTCCTCAAGCTCCTCTAAAATGTATCCGGAAAAGAGGTCGCCAAGCAGTGGATGCCAAAGCTCCGTCACTGGAGCCAGGGTGTTTTGCCAGTCCAGTAATCGCAGAATCTTGGCATAGAAGCGCTTGATCTTCTCTTCCGCGAGAGTAAGGTTGTGAGCGTTCTTGAAGTTCACTTGATCCGGTTCGATTCGTTCCTCAACGTGCCAATCCGTGGCCGGCACTACAGCAGCCACGCCGAGCGACTTGCCTTTCTGTTGTTTCTGGCGCTCAAAATTCTGAACCACTGGTTCTGGTTCGATTGCAAGTAACATCTGAACCTGCGCTTCAAAGTTCCTCGCGGCAGCGAGAGCGTCCGCGTACTTGCGCCGCCACTTTCGCGCTTCAGCGATGGCATTATTGCGCTTAAGCTCCAGGTCAGACCTTTCAGCTATATCCAGTAGCTTTTCTGCGTCACGCGGTCGTTTCATCACTAATTAGCTCCTTAAGTTTTTCAATTACCGTCTTCACGCCACGATCAATCTGAAGGTCATAGATTAACTGCTTTGCAATCGGCTGCAACGCAACCCCGGGGTGACGGATAATCGCTTGTACAACCTCTCGGACGTACTGCCGATCCTCTTCCGGGAGGTTGTCGTACCACGATACTTTCGATGATTTGGAATGAATGCTAGCCACAAGTTCTGAAGCCGGCTTCCGTCTTTGTTTCGCCATATTGTCCCTTTGTCCTTTACTGAAGTCTCGTTACGAGTAACTCCACCCTAGGGTGGTCACGGTCGATCTCGAATACAGGCCGCTCGCGCTGCATGTGTTCGTAGTCGTCGTCGGGCAGCAGTCCAGCGTCCACGAGCCCGTCATAGGCCGCCTTCAGGCTCGCGATGGCGTTGTCAGTGTCTCGTCGCCTCTGATTCGGCCAGTAGAAGGTTGCGGCTACAGAGGCTCGTTCCCAGCCGACCAGGCATTCATCCTGGACGGCTTCGCGTGCTATCCGTCGGTAGCGCTTCGTTGCCGCGGCCTTCGCGAATCGCCCGCCAGGCGTAGCAACCGCGCAATTCGGGCTGAGTACCCGCGCAGGGAGCGGTAGTACGATCGTTACGGTTTCTGTATCCATGGGTAGTGTTCTGCTGTCCAGTAGCGGAATGTCCGGCCGTCCGGCTCGCGCACAATCCTGCCCGCCTCAATCATGTCCGCGATCAGGGCGTCTCGGCTCTTCCTGTTGAGGTATTGTGTGTTCTGGGTAATTGTCCGGTGGCGGCAGCCCTTCCTGCCGTGCTTTTTGATGATTTTGCAAATCTTCTGCTTATCCACTTCGATCTGGCTACGCACAATCTCCGGGGCCGTTTGTTTCGTGAACTGCAATAGCAAGTGTCGCACGAGCCGGCAGGCATACTCTGCAATCGGCTCAGTGATTTCCGGTGCGTCATAGTTCACGCCAGCAGCAATGATTAGCGCCACTTTCCGTGCGTTCTCCTCGGCTTTACGCCAAAGTGCAGCCACGCTGGAAGCCTTGATCGCAGGGTCGTGCGCTTCATCATCCAGTGCCACAAACAGGCGATCCGCTCCCTCAGTGCGCGGCACGACAATCTGTGTTGGCGGAAGGTCGGTTGCTTGCGTGAGAATCGGATCGAACCGCGCGAACTCGCTGATGCTATGCCCGTCCGTGGCTTGTGGCTGTCGGGCGTACCATTTTGCCACTTGCTCGCAGAGTCCCCGGGGGGGCTGGTCGCCACTTTTGCCTCGCGCCCGTGTCTTGCGCGGTATCTGGTCGTCGACCCGGAACAGCAGGCACCTAGCAAGCCATCCGTCATCCAACTCTCCGGCGGAAATGCCCTCTAAGAATCGGATCGGTGTCGACGTGCCGTACAGGCAGCAGCAAGGCTGAATGATCTTCCGCTTTTTGTCTTCGTCGGAATATTCTCGGCCCGTGAATGTAGAATCAGACGCGGAATAAAGCCGCATCAGTAGCGATACGATAGATGCGTGATACTGATTCTGTCCGCGCTTGATTGAGCGGAGTAGAAATCCAATCTCATCCCATAAGAATAAAGTGGCCGGATGCTTCGCTACGCGCTCCTCCAGGGCTGAGTCAGATGCCGTGGACTCCCCGCCCAGTAAGTCTAGGCAACCTGAATACGTGCAGAGATTACGAATCCGGGAGGGTGCCGAGGCTTTCCCGGCGGACGAATCGGCGATCCCCATGCAATACAGGTTAGTGCGTGTCCCGATCTCATCTTTGATTTTCCTGCCGAACAAAGCTCCACCGAACGTGAGCGCGCAGGCCAAGGTCAAGAGCGGCTGCTTGATTAACGATGTGGTATCAATCCATTCGCATATTTCGCCAATTAGCCCCGGTGGGTGGCTTAATGTGAAGGCCGGCACTGTGCTTACGCAGGGCTGCTTTGTTGGAGCTTGCTTGGCGAAATGGTTCGCCATCATCGTTCTGGCCCAACCATACGCCTCTTGCGGCACATCCTCGCGGAGATGTGCGTACATGGGGTCATTCCATATCCACAAGTGCGGCAGGTCGTTCGGCGGATTATCTCTGGCCTGGCTTACCTTTCGGCGGAAATCCTTCTCGTCCTTCGGGACACTCAGGTCCCACGGCGGCTGGCAATGCGGGTTGTAGAGCCGGGCCAGAACGTCGTAGGCTTCGGCCTCGGAGAGCCCGATTCCGTTGATCGCGCATTGGGCTGCCCAGAAGAGGTCGTTGTGCCCGGCCTGCCCTTGGACGGCTATATCACACGTCGGGATGTACGCCTCGGCGACACGCATCCTCGCGGCACTGTCGCCTGTTGGGGCGTGGGGCGGGAGCGGTGTGACCGGCTTAACGAGTAATGGGCGGGTCGGCGGGCGCATGAAGTCCGGGTATTCGGCGATCGCGATCTCGCCTGGGGCGCAACCGTCGGCCCAGGCATACTGTCCACCGTTTGGGTGGATGGACGGCGCTACTACGACATAGAAGTCCGTGCTACGAATGTCGATCCCGTGACGGAAGCCGTTCTTATTGGCCGGTGGGTTGTCGGTGCGGTAGAAGGCGTGGAACCCGCCGCGCGGGGTCTTTTGCACTACTGTGGCGGGGAGTTCTGGGAATTCCTTCAGCGATTCGTAGCCGTTCACGTCCCCGGCTTTGGTTACATCTACATCCACCACATAGACGCCACTCTCTGCGCCGCATGCAACGGCCATGTTCGCGTTCGGCCATACCGTCCACCACGTCCGAATCTGATTGGCATCTCGCGTGGCGTCTTTGACGCCGTGCTTTGTGATGGGAATCTTCTGCCCTGGCCGGCACGGAAAGACGTGCCAACCGAACTCGGCGTACTTCAGGGCTGCTTCAAGGAAGGGGTTCATTGATATTCCGATTCGATAAACACTGTTTCTGCTGCGAAGTGCTCAGGGCTGCTGTATGTTTGTGTGACCGGACCACCTTCGTAACCAGCAACAGCAACTGGCAAATCTTCGTCATATCCCTGTAGTTCTTCGATCAGTTCACGAATAGTCATAGTGCGGTATCCTGAAGGGGTTGATTGTACGCAACGATCTCCCAAAACTTACCGTTCTTCCGAACGGTTATCGTCTTTGTGTGTTCCATAATCCCTTGTGAAAGGAAGAGATTTTCGAGCGCATCGCTAACACTGACCTTGCCGCTTTTCGGCCTCCCGAATCGCTCAGCCCACCATTGCTGCGCCTTCTGGCCAGCATATCCTGGATGATCCAAACAGACCCATTCCCGGTACATCGACAGCCCACAACGGTATTGCACCCGTATCGAATCCGGCGAGCCGAGCTTCTTGTGTCGGTTGACATGCACGGCGTCCACCTGGCAGATGCGCGGCTGTGTTGACAGGATCGACCTGTCGGATGCTTTCCGATCGTGTAAACGTCGCTCTCGCTCTTCGCCTTCCAGGCGGTCGATCTCCTGCCTCGGAATCTCCCAACCACACTGCGGACAGACACGCACGGCGCGGCTAAACGACTCGCGACAGTTGCCGCACGTCGCCATCACAACTGCCTCGCCACCCAATAAGTCGATCGGCCCATGTTGCTCGATACAGCCGCCGAAATCCAACACTAGACAATCCTTCTTGTCCTCGTGGATTCGGAGCCCTCGGCCGACCATCTGTGAGTAAAGCCCGGCTGAGAGCGTGGGGCGCAGAAGCACAATGCAGTCGACGTGTCGGGCGTCGAATCCCTCCGTGTAAACATTCACGTTGCAGAGGGCGTTGATCTTCCGTGCTTTGAAGTCCCGGACGATCTTGTCGCGGTCTCGCTGCTTTGTCTTGCTCGTTACGATCGGCGCGTGAATCCCGTGTTTCTGAAGCTCAAAATTCACTCGCTGGCAGTGCTCAATGTCGACGCAGAAGAAAATCACGGCCTTACGGCCCTCGGCCTTAAGAAGGCGCACAGCCTCCGATACGGCGTCCGTCACGATCTGGTCGCGGTTTGTGATTTTGGCCAGGCTCTTAATCGTATAGTCTCCGCCAACCTTCTTGGCACTCGCCAGGTCTGGTTGCGTCTCGGCGACCTTGGACCGCAAGTTACAGAGGAAGCCCTGCTTGATGAGGTCCGTCACCTTGACTTCATAGCAAATCTCGTTCAGGATATGGTCACGGTGACAGATGGGCCCGCCGTCCAGGCGGAAGGGGGTCGCGGTCCAACCGATAACACGGAGTTGATCGTTCCACTTACGGCTTTCATGGATGAACCGCCGATATTTCCCTTCGCCTTTCAGCGGTATCCTATGTGCCTCATCTACCATAATCACGTCCCAAGGCGTAAAATCGCCGGCCCGCCAAAAAATCGAATCAATGGAGGCGTATAATACTGAAGCCTCCCAATCTCGGCGTTTTAGCGCCGCCGAGAAAGCACCCACCTTAAGTCCGGGAGCGATTGCCTCCAGCGCCGCGGCGTTCTGCTCGATTAGTTCCTTTCGATGCGCGAGAATCACGCAACGGAACCACGGTGCGTCTTGCTTCCATTTCTGGATCGCCCACGCAATGCATGGCGACTTACCGGAGCCCGTCGGCATCACGACGCACGGGTTCGTCGCCAGCATGCAGATGTGATTATGCAGCGCTGTGAGGCAATCGTTCTGGTATGGGCGTGGGGTCATTAGGCGGCTTCTACTTATCCATGACCCCTTGGTACTCAGTAAACTGCATCACTCAACCCCCTCTCTAATTTCAGCCCACTTGCCACCTTCCCAAAGGATCGCCACTCGCCCGCCCTCGTGCTCGCATACGGTGGCTTCAGCCAGATCGCACCGCGCGATCGGCTTCAGTTCCGAGAACTCCTCACCGTAAATCCCCTTCCATGCGTGCACAAACCCGCCAGGCTTCCCTTTCCAGACAATCCGTGAGTCCTCTTCGGGGTAGCGAGCCAGAATGTCGTCTGGGATGTAGCCGGTGATGCGAGCGCCGAACAGGTCTCCGGCCGCGCCTATCGTCTCGTTCCCCGTCAGGCTGGCCGGCATTCCCATAAGAGCATGGCTCGTGATGCAGCCCGGGGCGCTGCCGTGCTTCCAGGCCGCTCCGTCTTCGTTGCGGAATTCGACCGACTGGTGGCCGGCATCGTCCGCGTTATAGGTACCCGGCTCCGCGAATGGTAGCAGGCCAGGCAAGGTGATGTGGTCGCGACACGGGCTATCCGTATCGATTTGCACGTTGTATCGCTCGCACTCCCATTGCCCGCCGTCGCCCGTAGTGATTGGCACAGCATGGCAACAGTGCCGACAGGAGAGCAATGGAACGGGTAGAGCTACCTCGCCGGTGCCGTGGCAAATTGCGTGCGCGTCGCACCAACGGCATTTGTAGTAGTCTGGGCGGCCGGAGAGCCGAGGAGGCGGAAATGGCGATTCGATAATCCTCTTCGCCTTATCTACCAGTGCTTTAGCCTCGGCTTCGCCGTAATAAATCCGCTCCACATAGATCGCGTCATTATCCTTACACACCGCGAAGTAAAGGGCCCGTTTCATGCCGGTTTTGTGCATGTAGATCACGCACTGTGCGTAGTGTATCGGCTTCGATTTCTTTACGCCCTGTTTACACAGGTCGCGAAAAGATTTGGCGCTGTGCGTCTTTCCCTCCAGGACATGCCAGGTTTTTGGGGCTTCGGGGAGCCCGAGGACGCAGCCGTCCAGATAACCTTTCAGGTGCCCGCCGAAGTCGGTCACGAGGAATTGCCGGCCGGTCTGCGGGTCCACGGCGTGAACCTCGCAACCGATCGCGCGAAGGTTCTCGACGATCCGGTCTTCCTCCCGCTGGCCAGTCTCGAATAAGCGGTACATCCGGCCGTCGAAACTCGGCCTACAGCATTGCCGGTAGCAATACCACAGATATCGCTCGCACGGGTGGCCGATTTGCGAGGCGGAGACCGTCCGGCTCAGGTAGCCGTTGTCGCCCCGAGCCTTATAGTGGTCGTAGATCGCCTTGACGGTCTGCGACTCAGCTTGCATGTCTGCGATGTTACCCACGGGATCGCCTCCTAAGACAGACAAGGCATACTGCTATGCCGCACACAAAGCCGGCAACACCGATTAAGGCAGCAGCAACGATAGCCTCTTCAATGATCGGGCTTATGGCTTGAACAGGCTCCTATAGCAAGCGCCACAGACGAAGCCAAGCGCGAACTCGACAACAGCAAACGCAACCATGGTTGTGAGAAGGTCATCAACGGTCACGATACGGGTTCCTTTCTGATCTTCTCTGCCAGTTCTTTCGGGGCCCAGATGCTTGCGATTCCGACCCGACAGAGACTCTTCGGTCCCCGCGGAACTTTCACAGACGTGCCTGGAAAGGCACGGATGATTTTCTCGGCATCTTTCAGCCAGACGTTAGACAGCCACACTTTCATCATTTGCTCCTCGCGGTTGCGCCCCACACATCAGCCAGGGCTTGTAGCCCCACGCAGGTTGGAAGTCGCGAAGCAGAGGGCTCGCGCTTCACGTCGAGTCCAGGCCGCCCTTTGCGCTGCCTGTGTCTTTCCGCGTAGGCACGCATACGCGCCTCTTTGGTCGGTAATCGTTTCAGGTTCATTACTTCTCTTTCAGGGTCACGGCGACTTTTCTGGGGGTGACTACGACGTGTTCGGCGATCGCCTTCCAAACCTCCGGCGATTCTTTGCGATACCATTTATAGCCGGCAACGTCTAACTCTTGCCGTGTGGTGGTTTTGATGGGCGGGTGATACTTGTTGCCGTCCCGGAGCCCGAGTCGATTGAGCGTGCGGGCGATTTCCTCCGTGTCCGCCCTGTAGGCCAGGCTGCGCTTCACGGTCAACTTCACACCATCGCCAACCGGGACCGTCTTCTGGCCCTCTTCGTCGGTCGGTACCAACTCGGCAATCTGTGTCTCGATTCCGGTGCGAACCTCACGTGCCAGGGCTTCTGCGTCCCTTGCGTCCCGCAGTTTCCCTACCAGCGTTCTTATGGTTTTGGCTTGCTCTTGTTCGTCAGTCATATTTTCCCCATTTCAGGAAGTTCCTGAGCGCGATACTGGCCAGCACGCACTCGATAAAGATCAGGTCAGGTTTCACAATCCGAACGCCCTCAACGATCCAGCAGCAGCCCCCGGCGATCCCGAGTAAAAACCCTACCCGGGATCGCGCGCCGAGCCTCCAGTGGCCGGCGATAATCAGGGCGTTTCCGAGCCAGCCGAATGGCATTAGTCCTCTTTCGTAAGGAAGCAGAAGGGTGGCCCTCCGTGGCCACCTGACCAACATCTGTCTTAAGCGGCCTTTCTCTCCCACGGGGCCTGTTGCGGGGGCTGTTGCTGCGCTGGAGCCGCCACAGGGGCCGCCGGCCCTGCCGGGGCAGGAGCGGGGCCGGCGGCGTGCGGCGCGACAGCGGCGGGCTGTGTGGGCGGACCCGGAGGCGGTGCGTGGGCCGGTTGCGGTAGGCCAGCATCGCCGGTCTGCGGCTGCGCCTCACCAGGGGGCAGGTATTTCTGGACTTCGTTCTGCGCGCCATACTTCTTATCTGTCGTGACACGCACCCGAACAGCCACGACCTGATTCAATAGCTGAGACGTGTCCGTAAGTTCAGCGGCCCCGATCGCACGGCCGATGGCCCCGAACGCTTTCATTCCGATCGCCAAGCACTCGGCGTTCGGGTGCTGAATCATAATGCGATCAAAGAGTTTCCGGCCCTTCTGCTGGCCGTCCAGCACGCCCATGGCGAGATTGATGTAGTGGCCGTCGCCCTTCTTGGTCTGTTTGATCTCGGCGGACTCAATCAGCACGGGATACGTGCCGGGCGGGATGGCCGAAAAATCATCCTGCGGCGCGATCATATTCGGGTCGATCGGCTGGCCGAAGATTGCCGTCAGGTTTCCGTGTTGCTCCATCGCCATTGGCGCTGGGGCCGGCATCGACGGCGGGACTGGCATGGACGGGGGTGGTTGCATTTGGATTCTCCAGGGGTTCAACAAGACCGTTCAGGTAACATACGTAACACGGCACAATCAGGCACTCCGACAGGTAGATCGGCCGTACTTCACCGCCACAATATGGACAGCGTTTATACTCAGCAATGTCCCAACTTGTTTGGATTGCATACCGCCGTTTGGCTCTTTCATTCCTGCACGCCTTGCACGGGTTGCGTCGCTTTGGTTCACCATCTGCATCCGGCGCTCGTTCATGGCGAAGGTAGAACTCACTCACTGGCTTTCGTTTTCCACAGCGACTACAAGTCTTGAACTTCATGCTGTTTCCGGGCGGCCCGTGTGCTCCGGTAGTCCGACCTATCGGTTCGCAAGGAAAAAAGTTCGCACACGGGCCGCGTATTTCATTGGGCGGACATTGCCGCCGCGACGGCATTCTGGAACGCCGCCCACGACAGCGGCAACTCATACGGCAGGTGGCCGTAGACTCCGCGACCTCCGCCTGGATGCGCAGGTCGTTTTTGCGTATAGAGCCAGCGGGAGCCGGGGTTAATTTCGATCCCACGCTTTTTGACGTTCTCTTTATGGAAGCCCAGCTTTTCCTCCCTGACAGCCACTTTGTTGTTACAGAAGAGAATGCTGTCGGCCCAACGAAAAAGCAGGTTGGAGACCTTTTCGTGCGTATCCAACTGATACTGGTCGTATGAGTCACCCTCGGGATCATCGAATCGCCGAATCTTGACATGGCCAACTAAAATGGAAGTCATGTTGAGATCGCGCCGAAGTGCGTCTAGCCAGGCCGTGATTTTCTGCCAGACACCTACGGCCTCATCGGTCCCTTTTCCGAATCCACCGCCAACGTCATTGATCGACGCGACCTTACCCTTTGCGCAGATTTCCGCATGTATCATCAGCGCGAGCGTACTCACGGAGTCGATTACGGCTGTCTGGAATTCATGCTGGCTCTCATGCAGGAATTGCAACCAGCCAAATATGTCTTGAACGGACTGGCAGACCGGAACCTTATCCACGTCCAATTCGTCAATCCCTTCTTCGCCTGCGATCGGGAGGAATACGGGATTGTTTGCTTCAGCGGCAAAGGTTGATTTACCGATCTTCTCCACGCCCAAAAGAATGATGCGCGGTGCCCGGATGCATTTCCCGGATGTGATTTGACTCAGATCGTAGGCCATTACTCTGGCTCCTTATGTTCCCAAATTGTCAACCCGTCGCTGTCTTCAGTGCCGTAGTCGTCCGCCAGCAATCGCCATCCGTCCTCCAGTCGTTGATTCCAATCGACCATCTCATCCTCCGTCATGGGATTGCCCTTCGTTGCCGCCGGCGTTGAAGGCGCTCTTGGCGAGGCTCTTCTCGGTGGGCAAAAGAGAAAGCTGCCAGATCCTCTTCCCGGATGCGTCGTCGCGGTCGTCGAGTGCCGGACGGCGAGACGTTTACACACGCCAAATCCCCGCGTTCAACGAGGCGTCTGACGGTGCGCACCGAGCAAGAGAGTTGCCTGGCAGCTTCTTTGAAGGTCAAAAGTCGCATGATTGCCGTGTCAAACAGGGTTGAAGCTCAGTGTCGACACTTCAATCTTATCCAGCCGGCTTGTCACAACTGTGACAGGTTTCTGTCACAAATCGCGACTTTTGGTCACAAATCAGACCGAGACTTCTTCTAGAAGGATACTGCCATGCCGCGTGATGATCGCGAACAGAATATCCGCATCAAGAAGTCGCTCAGAGAGGCGAGAACAGGCTTTGCGAATCGCGTTATCGCTCACAGGCTTCCCCCACACAGCATCTTGAACGACCTCAAAGGTCGCCTGACTGTGTTCGTGGAGATAACGTAAGAGAGAGAAGTCAATCTTAGATAGCCGGAGACTCTGCTGCCCGTACTGAACCGTGCGTGTCTTAGGGTCGAATCGCAGATGCGGCCTGTCGATCCGCACGCCGGCCAGCCTGGTGTCCGGGATGTCGATCAGAAGCATTCCGTCTGTGCGCCGTATCGCCGTCCGCATAAGATCGACGGCTTCAGTATCAGAAAGCAGAAATTGCATAAGAGGCGGTGGCACGCACCGCTAGCGCAGAGGACGAAACTGGGAAAGCGGGGCAGAGCGCAAAGAGGTCGTGCTAGTCGCGCGGCTCTTCACGCAACTCACGGAAGTGAATATGAAGTTCGCAGTCGAGAGCGCGAGCAATAGATTCGAGCGTGGAGAGCTTCACGTCGCACGGCTTATTGCCGAGCACGAGAGAGATAGTGCTGCCGGCTAGGCCAGTGCGTTCTGCCAGTTCACGCTGAGAGATATTGGCCTCAAAGAGGGCCCGCCGCATCTGTCGTTTTAGTTTCGGGTCGATAGGCATTTTGATTCCTGCCGTAATCACCATTCCGTGCCCTCCTGTATCTCAATGTAGTCTAATCCGGGTGAAACATCCTGTCAAGGCTAATCCTGCACCGATCCATCAAATAACCACTCGCGTACAGTATTCGCTATTTTCTGTAGCCTCCCTAGTTCATTGAGATTGAGTTGCGAGTAGACCCGCTTCTGAAGCGATCTTGGGGCGTGCCCCATCGTAAGGTCGATCATGGCTTGATCGGGCACGAGGTCCACGACAGTGGCGTAGGTGTGGCGGAGAGAGCCGATTCCGGCACCAGGGAGATGCTTGTCTGCCAGCAGCTTACACCACGCCCGCTCTAGGGCTTCCCGCCCGCTGTGTGCGCGTCGCCGCCTGGTCAGCAGAAGTCGCCGCTCCGTCTGGTCGACCGGCTTACGATGGTTGTCTCGGTAATCCAGGATCGCCGTAACAGTCTCGGGCCAAAGGGCCGCCATGCGACGGCGCTTCGTCTTGACTCGCCGGAAATCATGGTAGGGAATCTCGCCGTCCAGGTGGAGCCGGTCGAGCGTCACGGCGACCGTATCACTCTGATAGAAGCCGCAGTTGATCCCTAGCAGGATCGCAACCCGCATACTGGGCTCTGCGACCCGAAGTGCCGCCAGAATTACCTCCCGGTCCAGAAAGCGAGATACACCGCGCTCCTCTCGCTCGTACTCGATTGCGTGGATTCCAGGTGCCTTGAATCTCGGGCCATAGCGAACCTCTCGGTCGTACAGCCCCATCTCACGACCCCAGCGGAAGACAGTCCGGACGGCCGTGATGCGATTTCGCATCGTCGATGGGCCCCAGCCCCGGCGCTCCATGGCGCTCTGGACCGCTGTGAAGTGCTCTGGCCCGAGAGACGCGATCGGCACCCCGGCGAGCCGGGTATCCTCCAGGAGTTGACTGGCGGCCTGATAGTCGTGGCGAGTCCTGGGTGAAAGCTGGCCAGTGACGATCCGGTCGTCTACGTCCATGAGATGCCTGGCGACCAGTTCCCCGACCGTCATGCTGCCGTTCTGAGTCGGCGGGATTAGCCCGGCCAGCAGGTGGTCGCGCTCCTGGAGCCAGAGTCGCAGCGCCCGGTCGGGATCGGTCAGCGGGCCGAAGTAGTGGACACGCCCCCTGACCTTTTTACTCCACTGGCCGCTCGGATGGACCGTCAGAGGCCAGTCGGGGCGGGCTAGCTTCCACTCTCGGTACTCAGCGACTTCGGGGCGCACCATGTCAACCGCCCTCCAAGGAAGTATACTACATTTCCGAACCAATTCACACTAATTTAGCATAACTAGGAAGTCTCCGGGTGTAAAGAGGGTGTTATTGGATTTCCGCCGGGCGTGGCGGTTGCCCTGCAAGTCGTCGCCAGGAAAGGACTTAGGGTAACACCCCGGAAACTAGGCGGCCTGGTAGTGGGTCATTTGCGGGGAAAATGGCATGTGTCATATCCTACTTACTGGCCGTAGGTTACGTCAATCCCGACTCTTGTTGTCTTGGTCAATTGGGGACAATAGGGGACACTGGGGGACAGATTCGGGTGTAGTTACACCCGCGCAGAAAAAGAGCCGGCCATGGACGTGGCCGGCTCAGTCCCGCCCCACCCGCAATACGCTCAGTCTGGCCTCCTGAGCGCCGCAAGCAGTTCTCGAATCTCCTTCCGCTCAGCAGCCAAAGCCTCCAGGAAGGCATCTCGCTGCTCTGTCAGGGCCTTCGTGTGGGCCGGGCCGACTCTCGACAGCACATAGTATATTGTCCAGCCGAGGACCGCCAGGGCCCCGCCCTGAAGCATCTCCGGGGCGATTTGCGGAATCCCCGGGGCCCCCTCGGTCGCCAAGAGCACAGCCATTCCCCATATCGGCCCACACGCAAGCCATCTCATCCTATTCCCTCCCGTAGAATTCGCGCAGCCGGTCGATCGGCTGTACCCCAGAAAGCGTCTCGCCCAGCCGGTTCACGTAGGCCGGCAGGCCACCGATCTCGTACATCTCGGCGAACGTCGTATTCTCGTCATAGTCAATCACTTGGATGTCGACCCCCTCCTGGACCAACTGAACTACAATCTCGTTCATCTGCGGACAGAATCGGCACCAGTCGGCCCTGAAAAAGAAATTACCGGAACCCTCCTGGCTGCCAATCGCACTCAGGGCCCCCTTGCGAAAATCCTCGCAGCGCACGGCGTAGCCGATCCCGCCATCGGAACCCCACAAGATTCCGACAATCTTGCCGTCCTGGAAGATCGCGGAGCCAGACCGGCCACCTTTAGGCGGCGGGACGAACGTGAAGCTTGTCCGGCCGCCGTTGTACTTTGGGCTCATGTTCGCGCCCCCCTTGACATGCCCCTCCCATAGCGATTGCCATGAGAGCCCTGGGCAGCCGATCGAAATAATCGCGGTATCCTCTTCCGGGGACGCCTCGCCGATAGGAATTGCGTTCGGTAACTCGCCCTCCTTGAACGCACTCACCGGAATCTTAAGGATCGCCGCATCAACTTTCAGGGCCTTCACGACCGTCGCCTTGTACTCGCCAGTGATATGGCCGTCCAACCAGAACTCGACAATGAATGTCTTCGTTCGCCCGACGACGTGCCGGCAAGTGAGTACGTAGACGTACTTGTCGTCAATCGCAAAACAGCACCCACTCCCGCCGGAACCTCCGCCGCGTACACGGCAGGTCGCTTTCAGGTATTCGTAAAGCTGATCGAACGGCTCCGGCTCTGGATCGACGATCGGGTCGCCGGGCTCTGGGATCGGCAATTCCTGCGACGGACAGCCGCCCTTCGGGCACTTATCACAATCATCATCCGGGCATGCGCCGTCCGACATGGGCACACAACCCGGCAACGCTAACAGCAGAATCAAGAGCAGTCGTCTCACAGGTACCTCCTTACACAGCAAATGAAATCTGACGTTGCTGACGGGCCTCGCGCAGCGCCTTCAGGATCTTGATACCAGCCTGGACGGCCTGGATGATCGCGAAAATCATCATGGGGTTGAATGCACACTCAGTAACCTCTTGAAGCTCCTGCGAACATTGGAGGCTCTGCTCGGCCGTGAATCGCCCCTCAATAACCGCCAGGACGACGCCGTGAATCAGCGCCCACGCCTCATCTCTGGCAACCAAATCGGCAGCGAAATCAAGAATCGTATCGTCGATCTCGATTACGGTACGTTCGGCGAGCACAACGCCCGTCTCGATAGCCGCCATAGTCCAGCGGCGCACGTCCTCGCTGTCACTCAGGTCGTCTGGGAAGTTAATCAGATCGCGGACGGGCACACGTCTCAACAACGAAAGCAATTGCAACAATCTCATAGTGCTACTCCTCAGAAAGAAACAGGTTTGCCACCTCAACGTAATACTTAGCCAACTCTTGGTCTATCGTTCTCGCGTTATTGCGCTTTGCCGCAATGATCGGCCAAAGTTGCTTGCGCTCTTCGGCTGTCCCTTGCAGGAAAACGTCCAACGATTCGCGCAGCGATAGTCTCTTGACTGACGCCTGGAGCGGTGTCAGCCTCGATTCCGCCAGAATCCCTTTTCGCTCTGTGCCGGCGAACCCTTCCAGTCCTTCTGGCGTAACTTCCTCGTCGGCCCGAAATCGCCGAACTAGCCCCTTGCGCCTCTTGCTTCTCTCAGCTTTCTCTCGCGTCCTGGAGCCAGTCGGGATTTTGTTCGCGAGGCACTGCATCGCCAACTTCTGTGCGTTGCTTCTCGTGATGTACGCAGGGGCAGACGTGATTCCGAGACCGCTCGTAACAGCCGCCTGGACAGCCGGTTCCTTCGCTTCGCGCATCCGCATATAGTTCTTGACACTGAACGGTATATACGCTTCGCCGACATGCTGCACGCTGTCAATTAGCTGGGCCATCAACGGGTCATCTGCGTTCCGAATTTCCGTTCCGTAATAGTCCTCATTGCTCCACATATCCAGGAAAGTACCCCACATCGGATGCACCTTGTGATGCGCTGTTCGCATCGGATCATGCGTCCACGAATACACGTCACGAGAGTAGGTCGGCAGGCCAATTCGCTCAACGCTTCCATCGGGGTTCCGATTGCCGGTGGGCGGGAAAAAGTAATCCCGCAACTCCCTGGGGGCCTCTCCCGTAAGCAGGTAGGTCAATATAGCTCCGAGGGTCGCATACGAAATTGCCGCCCCAATCACGTAAGCCTGCTTGCCGCTAATCAGTTCCCCGCCGAGTGCCTTCCGTTCCTTAGTGGTAAAGATGTCCGTAACTGCGCCGCCGTACTCACGGATACTACCGAGGTTCCAGCCTACTGACCGCACGGCCAACATGGACACATCTTTGACGTACTGGTTCCAAAACAGATTGTCGTAGGCTAGCTGGCCAAGGCGGTTATCGACTGAATCCCACGCCTGCGTCAGTTGCTCCGCAACTTGCTCCTCGGAAAGCGTTCCCCATCTGCTGTACACGTCGCGTGCCAAGTAATGGAACGTTCCTAGCTTTAGTCGCGGCACCATGTACTGCATGATAGGCGCTGCCGTCGCCTCTAGCGTCGCGAAAATGCTCTGTACCGGGAGCTTGACGGCAGAGGACGCCTTTTCCATTGGGGCCCCGTACCGTAAGTTGTAAAGCGTATCCCTGATTGATTTGATCGACCTGTTGTAGTATCTGGGGTCCATGCTGGCCCGGCCGCCTGCCCCGATGATATTTTCAATCAAGTACGCCAGTTCGTCGTTCTTAATCTTGTCAAGATCGTTGCGCATCGCCTTGATTAGCTTATCGCCCTGCCACAGCGACTTGAAGCCGGCAAAGGGGGCCGTGACCAACTCTTTGGCTCCCTGCGACACGTTACCGCGGAGCATCTTGAGAATCGACACGCCAGTCTGCGTGGCGATCGCGTCAGTCATAACATTGAGTGCATGGAACCCGGACAGCGACAGGCTAGCTTGATTCATTGCGTTACCGAACGCTCGCGCGGTGTTGTACAGCGTGCGAACAGCGACGTTCGGGTTGGCCCTCAACCCAGGAGATAACTGGTTATCAATCATGCCAGCGACCTCATTCGGCATCGCCCACCGCCCCAATACCCTCACGCCCTGTTGTGTAATCGTCTGCTCCTGCGTCCCAAGCACGAGCGAGCGGTCCAGCATTAGCAGCGGGCTCAGCGGCTCGTTGGCAGCCAGGAAGTCTTGCCACATCCCAGTTACCTCCGGCGCAACTTCCCGCATTTTCTCCGGCGCTGCAAGCCACGCCTCCAAGATAACAGCCTCCTGCTCCTCTGGCGTCTTGGAGTATTCGACGAACCCTTCCGTCTCTGGTATCGATCTCTCGACGCGGAGTGACGACAGCGCGTCCAACTCCCGCCGCACCGCCTTACCGCCATTCTCGACCATGTAATCGTACAGGCCGTAGATTTCGCCAATATTATGCCCGATCTCGTGTGCGAGTGTCGCTACGGGGGTCCCCGTCCGCGTCTTGATGATCCGCCGCCCCTTCTTTGTCGTGACGGTCTCACCGAAAGACTCCAGCTTCGTTACCCGTCTTGTCGCTACTCCCAGAGAGTTTGCGACTGACGTGAGTTGATCAACGAGTAGTTTGTCGAACACTTCGGTGACTGTCACGTCTCCGGACGTTTGCACTAAAAACGACGGATCATCGACAAACCTGAACCCACTCGGCAGATAATCTTTCTCCAGGCTGGCCGGCACGAACACAGCTAGGCCGTGTTGCTTCAGCAGCCCCATTGCCTCCGTCTTCGCCGCATATTCGTTCATGTGGTGAATCCGCATGAACGCCAACTCAGCCGGGTTGTCAGTCACTAGTTCAAGGCCAGCCTCACGACCTTCCTTTACAGTCGGGATAACCCGCTTACGGAGGAAGCCAGACTTCCGATAGGTCTCCCGGAAAATCTGACCGAGCACCGTGTCCGCTTCTGGGCTGGATTTCCACAGGTGAGGGAAGTAGTCTTCGTTGAATTTCGACAGCTTCCCGACCTTTTGGACACGCTCCCGCGCCGCGTCCAACTCACCTCGGATTACCTTTGCGACGGCGTTCAACTCACCCGGCTGCTCTGTCCCAGACTCCATGCGGTCGATGAATTCAAGTCGCTCATCGGGTGACATCTTGTAGAACGACCGCTCAATCTTATCGAGCGAATGCTTAGACGCCTCATCCCACTGGGCCGCACGAGCCATCTGGCCACGCAGGATATGCCCCGCTCGCCTGGCCCGCCGCCCACCGGCTGCGACCGGGGACGCTATCGACACAAGGTCTTCGGCCGCCGCCCGTGCTTTCGAGGCTACGGGCGACTTCTTCCTCTCCCCTGGCTTGGCGGCCGTTTCTGGCGCGTGAATGCCGTCCGCCGGAAGCGGAGCACCTGACTCCAGGGCCTCCGTCGTTAGGTTGCCGGCGATCCCGATGGCCCTCTGCTGGAGGACCCTGGCCGGCTCAGCGGCTACAGGCGGGTTCTGACTGACTGCCGTGCCGTACCTCCGGCTGATTGCCGGCTCGATCTCGGCGTGAGTCTTATCAGCTATCCAGAGGTATACGTTACCCTCGGAGTCTGTCGTACTTCTCGTCCTTGGCTCGCCCTTCGGGGCGCTGGGATACTTCCCTCTGAACTCTGCCGATATTTCTTGCCTGTCCTGAATCGTGGGGTTCTTTACTACGGTCGTCTTCCCCACCTTAAATACTTCCCATGCCTTTTGCGGCTCGACGGCCGGCGATTCCTGGGCCGCTACCGCCCTGTCAGCGTCCGTCTGCGGCTCGCTCACGGCCTCCTGGGCCTTGGCCGGCTCCTGGGCCGTCTCGGCCCCTCGGGCCTCTGGAGCGGCCGTAAACGCCTTACTTACTTCCTCCGTGAACGCCCTCCGCTGCTTGCGAGACTCGCCGTACTCGGGAGCCAGGCCCCATTTCTTCCAGGTTTTCCGCGATGGGACCCGCCCCTCTTTGGCGTAGGCCACGATCTCGCCAGTCACCCGAGCCACCTTTTCGCGACTCATCTGCCGCACGATCCCCGGGGACCCGGCAAATGCCAACGCAATCACCGTCTGAACTGTCGTTTCATTGACTATCTGCCTGAGGCTGTCTTTCGTGAGGGCCTCGGGGTCCACGTCGGCCACCTTCGCGGCCACGCCGTGGCTGATCTCAGTCACGAGTTCTTCCGGGACTTCCTGGGCGATTGCCATCCCGAGCCGCTTTAGTCCCTCGCGGACCCCGCCAGCCACGGCCTGCTTCCCTGCAACCATGGTTTCGACGCCCCCCAGGCCCATTTTCTGCATGACCGCGGCCGGGGCTCCCTCGATAACGCCCTGGCTAACTGCATAGCCGGCCAGTTTGGTGCCCTTCAGCCCGGCGTCCCGCCCCTCAGTAATGGCCCGGTTCGCCTCCTGGCCGGAGGCCGCGAGAATCGCCGCGGCGGGGCCGCCTGCCATCCCGGCGGCACCCATTGTCGTGAGGGATCGTCCAGCCCCGCGGACGCCGCTCTGAATAACGTCAGGGACGATCCCGCCACGCTCGCGCTTTCGCTGGACCTGCTCGACCGCATCCGCGAAGCGATTCATCCGATCGGCATACTCATCGTGGCCGGTCAATCTGGCAATCGGCGAGACAATATCCGCCCCAGCCTCAATTGCATACGCCTTAACGCCCGGCCAGTTTGACTCACCAAGCTCTTTGCTGGCCTGCGCCAGCAGCCGCTCGCGCTCGATAATCTGCTCAGACTGGCGGCGCTCCGCCTCCGTTAACTCCTGACGCTTCGGCGGCTGCTGCGCATAATAATCCCTGAGATTGCGGCCAACCTCCAGGACATCTTGATTGACGCCCTTTTCGCGCACTTCCAGCGCCCCTTCCCTGAATTGCCGGCCGAAGTTCAGTACATCGCGATCAATCGGCATTCTTCGCGTCCCACCACTCCAGTACCGCAGTCGCCTGGTTCACAGCGTCCGCCATTTGCGCCGGAGGTTCGACACCAGCAGCAGCACGCTGGCCAACCTCCCGCAAAAACGCCTGGGCAATCTGCACTTCACGCGGCATACCTTTTTCTTCCTCCGTTGCCTTCACGCCGAGGTTGCGGGCCCATCCAATGTACTCGCGTTTCTTCGGCTTTTTCGGCACAGCTTCCTTTTTCTTCGCGGCAATGCGCTTGCGTAATTCAGACTCCAAGTCCTCGCGATACACCCCACCTTCCGGTGCTTCGCCAAGAATAATCGCCATCGCTTGGTCCACTTCCTCTGGTGTGCGATAACGCTCTGACTCCATACCGAGCTTATCTTTCGTCTTAATCTTGTCTGCAATCAACTTGTGTCGAATATCGAGAATCTTCTCCTCTCGCCTCCTTGCAGCCTGCTGCTCAATGTATTCTTTTGTTTGATCGTAGCGCAACATGAGCTTCTTATTGCCGTCCTGGTCGATCGTGTACCACGAGCCATCCGGCTCCTGGAACGTATCCCCGGGCCCACGACCTTCCGGGTACTGCGGGGCACTTGGATCGCGGGGAATACCAGTCGGCTTGATTGTATCAATTTGCGTGTCAATCTCCTGCGCAAGCAGCGCCTTTTCCTGTTCGGAATATCGCTTGTTCTGTGTGAGTTGCTGCTTGGCATTTTGAAGCCTTGCAATCTCAGCCCGCTGCTTTGGCGTATACTTGAAGTCAACCGGAATCGCCCGCTTTTGAGCTTCCTCCTGCTCGATCAACTTCCGCTGATACTCCATCTCTCGCGTTTTCGCCTCGGCGGCTAGCTCGCGATCAGACGGGTAGTGCAGCCGGCCATAGTCGGCCATCATTGGGCCGCGGCTAGTCCGCGTTCGGCCGCCGCCACCACCGCCGCCGCCTCGCGGGGCCCCTTGGGGATCGACTCGCGGTGCCTGCGGTGTCCTGGCCTCAGTAGCGCCGGCCAAGGCGGCAAGTTGCGCCAGGGCCGTAATGTCGCCCTCTCCGTGCTTGACTCGAATCCCCATTATGCGATCCTCATGTTCCCGAGAGCGTTGTAGGCTTGCGAACCACTTTGCCCGCCGCTACCGGACCCGAGCTGATTGATGAGTGAGACAATCATGTCGGATTCCGGATACTCGTCCTCGCGGCGCTCGATCCACCCCAACTTGGTGCCTTGGAGGCTGTCGGCCAGGCGGTTCAGTGCGGACTGCTTTTCGCGCTCAATACCCAGGCCGAGTGTCGGAGAAATAGTTGTATTCCCCATACCAGTCCTGGCAAGCTGCTGCATTATGTCCGACCGCTGCCCGGCGTAATCGCTCCGGATATCGGCCTCGCGCTGGCCAGTGGTCTGGTCGATAATCCCGAGCCCCTGCTGGTAACGTGCCTCGTTCGCAGCCTTCGCTTCTGCCCAGCCTTGGTTGTACTGGTTAATGAGTTTGCTGAGACTGGCCCCCGCCGCCTTGGACTGCTTAAGTTCGTTTTGATATTTTCGCTTCTCGAATTCCCATTGCTCTTCCGCGAGTCGCTGCTGCGCGTCTGCACCAGGATCAAAGCTCGACATAACGAGCCCCCAGGGACCGACAGTCATTGAAGTGCCGAACCCAGTGTCCATAATCGCCATCATCTACCCCTTATTTAATTTGCCCCAGCTTTAACCCCAGCCGGAAAAGCTAACATCTCGACTGTCTACATTGACATACACATACGCCGCTTCATTACTACCGTATGGCTCGATAGTGAAGCTCTGCTCTGCCTCCTCCTTACTTCCATCATCTCTCGTAATTGTTGCGCTGAAGGTGACACTTACCGTCGCATTCCCACCCTCATTTGCGTCCAACGTAATCCAGTACACCTTCCCTTCTACTGGAGAATTGCAGGTTGCAGTGATTGTTGTGTAAGTAGCTGTGCATGTGAACTCGCTAATGTCGTCATACGTACTGTCGTCCGACCACCAAGACGGGTCGGCGTCACCATACTTCACGGCACCAAATTGCGGCCAATCAACTTGCTCTGGAGACGGTGTACGTGAGACCTTAATACGGAACTTTGGGTTCGATGGCTTGCCGATTGAGTGGCCCGTCAATTCGAGCGCGACAACAATCGAACTTATCGGCGACAAGGCAACTTCAGCCGCTATCGGAATCTCTCCTTCAGTCTCGACGGCATTTCCGAATACATCCCCGTCTGACACAAGCAACACGACGCTATCGCCAACATGCTCCACGCCGATATTGAAATAAAACGATGGCTCATTACCCCAGAAGTCGTCGCCAAGGTCAGAGTAATCCTTCGTTACTGAATCCGCATACCCGCCGGCAGGCTCCTCCTTTAATTGCACGGTCGCTCCAGTACTCTTTAGAGTTGCCGACCATACCTGGCTGCCAGTAGGCTCTATTGTTCCGTAATCTTCATGGTCAGTAAGCTTCCCAGTAATGCCTGTCACTTGAGTCCCGGGCACAACATACTGCGGTACAGTAAGGGCTATACCGTAATCTGGCGTATACCCCGGCGGATTCGGCCCAGGAAACGACCAATCTCCCCAGCCCGGCGGCACGTCGAGCGACGACTCATCAGCGACTTTGGCGACGTATGCTCCAGCCATCAGTTCTGAATGTGCGCCTCCACGTTACCTGTGCTATTGGCGGTCGGGTTAAAGTTCGTCCCGTTGTTCGATACGGTCGCAGAGTTGGCCTGCACGATCGACCCGATACTCGCGTAGATTCCGGTGCCCGTGTTGTACGTTACTTTCGTGTCCGCCGTCTTCGCTTCCACGGCCGACAATAAGCGGAAGATCATCCCGTACCCGGTGTTCCCGCTGCACACGCAAGCCTTGGCGATTACGTTACCCTGCGTGGCGTCGATTCCGTTACCGGGCGACCCCGAGAAGACCGCCCACGGCACCCGCGCGCTACCGTAGTACACCCGCAAGTTGTAAGTCGCTGCACCACAAGCCTTTACGTAGTCGCCGTACAGGTTGCCGTCCGGATTGACGTTGATCCCGATATCAAAGCCAACCACGCCGAACGCCGATCCGAGCCCAGCATGCGCCCGTTCAGTAACGTCCAGGCCGGTTGTGCTCGCAGTACTGTCACCGACCAGAACCATCTTATTCAATGAGCCGATCGAATAGCCTTGACTCACGGTCATGCCGTCGTAGCCGGAATAGTCCAGGATCGTCTTGACGATCGTGACAGTTCCGGCGACCGCCCCACTCGGCGCAGACGTGTGCTTGTGTGTCGTGAGGACCGTGATTCGCGTGTTGACCGCATCGACATTCGTGATTTTCCAAACCCCGGCAAGCGTCTCCGGTCGCGTTCCGCCAGACACATCGTACGGCACCAGTAAGTAATCATTGACCGCCGCGTTCGACACGTCAGACACATTCAAAACCACCGACCACGCGCCGGCCGCACCGGCCGAACTCTGAATCGAAGACAACGTAATGTCGTATGTGTTCTCGCCAGTAATTGTGATGTTATCGCCCATTACATGGTCGAACGAAGCTGTTCCGGCCGTGAGCGTATAGGTGCCGTCACCCAATTGAATCGTAACCGTCGCACCCACAATCATCGAACTGGAAATCTCACTCATCGCCTTGTCGATCGTCGCCCAGGGGTCGCCGGACGAGCCGTCTCCGGTCGTATCGTTGCCGCTCGTGGAGATGTAATAAGTCGTGTTCGTTGTGATAGCACCCTGGCATCCGAGGGCCGTGTGGGTAGCGAGCGTATGGTCCGTGAGTACGTTCGCGATCGTGTTCGGCAATGACAGGTGTTCAGCCGCTACGTAATCCGAGAACCCGTCGTGGTGTGCTCCACCATCCATTGCGGCCCCGGCCGCCGTCACATTCGTCGTGTCCGTCACATCAGCCGAGGCTTCAATAGTGTCTAGCTTCGCGCCGTCGACCGAAAGGTCGCGCCCGTCGATCGTGACCAGCGCGTCGACCGTCAGATTGCCGGTCAGGTTCCGCGTTCCATCCGCCAGCAGATAGATCGTGTGGTCGTCGTCCCCGACCCCGTTAAGCGAACCGTGGTCGATCTCGCTATCGTTCGTGGTGAGCGTGATATAGTCGCCACCATCCGTGTACGTAAGCCCGGTGCCCGTCCGTAGTACGCCATCATTCGAGGCGGCCCCCAGGTAGTCGGCCGTTGCACTCGAATCGACTGCCGCCTTTCCGATCGCATCGTATGCCGCGTCCCAATTCGCCGGAGTCACCGATGTGGTAGAGTACCCCGTGGACCGCAAAATCTTCCCGTTATCGCGCGTCCCAATGACCGAGATGTCATTTTCAAGGTAGGCCGCGCTCAGGATACCGGCCGCACTACCTTGCTGCCCAAGATTCGTCCAAGTCATCCCGTCGTCCGTCGACACATGGACGCGCCCGGAGTCATTGAAGCCGGCAATCAACACGGTTCCCGTGTAGGTAAAATAGCCAAACTTCGTCTCCGATCCGACCTGTCCCTCGTCGGTCCACGTCGCACCCCAGTCCGTTGATTTAAGGAGCTTCCCGCCGTTGCCGGTCCCAGCCAACACCGTACCGCTCCCGAGATACACGAAGCACCGAACACCAGCCACGCCATGCTGCTGTCCAAGGTCGGACCACGTTGCACCATAATCAGTCGATCGAAAGACCTTGCCAGTAATCGTTGTCCCGGCGAGAGCAATCCCGCTCCCAAGGTAGATTATCGAGTACACCTGAGTAGATGTACCGGAGTCCGGCGAACCAAGGTCGCTCCATGTGGCCCCAGAGTCAGTGGACCGCAGAATCTTACCGCTGGCCGACGTGCCCGCAATCACGATCCCACTGCCGCAATCCGCGATACAGTAAATCCAGGAGCAACTGTGCTGCTGCCCCAGGTCGCTCCAAGTCGCGCCTGAGTCTGTCGACCGTACGATATGGCCGTTCGAGCCTGTCCCACCTACAACAATCTCGCCCCCAAGGTTGCATAGACTACGAACTGAAGTCTCGCCCGTGGCTTGTTGTCCGAGATTAGACCACGTTGCCCCGTAATCAGTAGACCGGAGTACGTAACCGCCAGCATACGTCCCGGCTAACGCGACTCCGCTGCCGACATATTCCAGGCACCAAACCTTGGTCTGGCTATACATCGTGCCAAGGTCGGTCCACGCTGTTCCCGTGTCACTTGACCAAAGATACGGTTCTGCTCCATGGTCGCCCCAGCCGTATGCCTCATCTAGCAGTAGACCATCGGCGGAGATGTCCCGGCCGTCGATTGTGATTCCGGCGTCCACGGACAGGTCGCCCGTCAGATTGCGGGAGCCGTCCGCGAGTAGGTACTGTGTATGATCGTCGTCCGTCAGTCCACCGATCGAACCGTGGTCGATACCGGATTGATCGAGACTAAGCGTATCGTCCGTCAGGACGATTGGAGCCGTAACCACAAGGTTCGTGTGTGTCGAAATGTCGATCGTATCAAGACTAAGTGTATCGTCCGTCAGGATAATCGGAGCCGTAACCGCGAGATTCGTATCGTCAGAGATGTCGATCCCGCTCAAGCTCGCACCGGTGTGCGTGTGCCCTGGGTCCGCTCCGCTCGTGACGTTTACACCGCTGATTATCCCGGTCGTCGACAGGTTGTCGTCACCGAAACTGATCGCCCCGGTATCGCTCGTTATAGCCGCGCCGTTGATCGTGATGTTATCGACCGTCAGCAGCGTTAAGGCAGTCAACTCCGTGCCCCAGGCCGGAGTCGAACCGACGCCCGCGCCGACAAGTACCTCGCCCGACGCACCATCCGTCAGGATGCTCGTGTCCTCAGCGGCGCGCTGGAACGCCTGGCGAACCTCGGTCGGCACGTTCGGATGTGGGATGCGACGGCGCACCATCAGGCAACCCTCCGCCGGCCAGAGTTAATCACATCCATTGTGGACTGCTCGTATGCCCAGGCCCGGCCCGAGGTCCCCGTGATTCTCAAGATCGCGGCCTGACCGCGCCCTAGCCGACGAACCGAACTATTAAGCCCACCGCTCCAAGTCCCCGAGGCTACCGACGAGGCCGAGGTCGCCCCCTCGAAAGTCGTCGCCGGACGAATCGACCACGTTACGTCAGCACTATCGGCGGCAAGCACACCATCCAGGGAAAGAATCGTCCCGAAAGTCCCATCTGCCGCCAGTGGAATCGGGCCGATCTCAACGTATGACGCAAAGGCCGTCCCGCAATCGTTTTCGGCGAGCCCAGAAAACCTCCGGAGATAACCGTCGCGGCCGCCCAATATAACCGCCGAATCTTCAACATTCGTGCCCTGGAGCGCGCAGGCCGCTAAGGGCTCGTGGCTCGACGAATGTGTAATGGGCCAGAACGTCTTGTTCGTCCAATCGAACCAGTAGTGCGTCCTAGCATTCGATGAATCCGGCGACAGAAAGATATGGACGCCATGGTTCTCTGTGTCGAATTCCAGGAGTACGGTAGTCGTCTCCGGTTGCAGGTTCTTAAACTCCTCCGGCAGCACTTCCCGTGATAACGGAATCGGCTCCGAATTCCCGCCGGGCGGCAAGGCGTATAAGCCGTCCAAAGTCAGGAAGATCAACTCTCCGGCCGGGCCGATACACCGAGCCTCCGGGCCGATGATCCCGACTGTGTGACTGACCGAATCCAGGTCCGGCGCGTACACCGGGTCGCCGCGCATCATCCAGACTTCAGTGCGACAGCCCAGAATCAGGTAGTCGTCGCTGTGCGCGATCAGCGAGGTCAGCGGGTCGCCCGGCGTCCCGGCTTCGGAAGCCGTACCGGCCACGGCCCGCTGACTGTCGGTCTGCGAATAGTCCCAATCGTCCTCATCACTCTGCCGGGCCGCATACCAGACGTGTGGGGCCGTGTCCGCGCCACCGAGGATAATCCGGTCCAAGAACCTGGTAATCAGCGGACAGCCGGTCGGCACCTGTAATGTCGGGGCACCCTCTGCCGTAAGAATCGACAGCGTTCCGGCACTCGGGTCATAGACCTTCGGAGCGCGCTCTACCCTGTACGTACAAGTCCCGTCACCTGGGGCCGAGGTCAGTGTGAGTGCCCCGGCCGCGATCGACGAAATTTTGTATGTCCCCGCCACTGTCGCACCACCGACGTTCGACACGACCACTACGTCGTCATACGCGCTGATGGAGTGGGCCGTCCAATCGGACACGCTTGCCGCGTCCAGATCGCTGCCGCTCACCGTCCCGTCCGTGCCCGTCACCCGGAGCCCGTAGTCCGCGATATACAATTTCTGCCCGGACTGTACGCATTGCAGGCCCACGTCACTCCGGAGCGTCAGATTCGTGGACAACTCCGTCATAGTGCCATAGGTGTCCTCGTAATACAGCTTCCCGCCCGCCGAGCCCACGAGCATCGTGCGTGAGCCGCTGAGTGTGCTGGTCGAGAAATACTGGACCCGGAACGTGTTGACCAGACAGATGCCGCCGCTCTCTGTACACTCCATCCCGAACCCGACGCGGGCGCCCGTATGGGCGTCGACCGTCCCGGAAAGGATTTTCGTGCCGTGCCAATACACATCCACGTCATTGCCGCTCACGACCGCCGAGAGCCACCCCGGGGCCGGTGTCGTAATTGTGCCCGTATCCGAGTCAGTAGTCGTCGCGACCGAGCCGGTATAGGACTTCAGCGTCCCGGACCACGAGCCGTCCGAGCCAGTCATGGTCAGTTCGATTTGCACGCCGTCCGTTGCGTAGGCCGGCGTCGTATTATCGAGCCGCAGATAGAGCCGATACTTCCCGTGGAATGCGTTACTGTACGGCGCGATGAACATCTCGACCGTGTACGCGCTGGTCGTGTCGATCGACAGGGCGTCCCGAACCACTTCGCCCTCGCTCGTGGCATAGCTGATTGACGCCATTGCGGACGGCAGGATGTCCGGCGTGTCCGACGCCCACGACGCCTGGGCCCAGGCCGCCGCCAATGAGGAGCCCGCGAAGTTGTCGCTCCATGCCGTGAAGTTGTCCCCCAGCGCGAGCGTCATGGGGTAGAGCATCCGCACGTCCGACCCGAGGTCCGTGATGTGCGACTTAATGAGCCCTGGCCGGCTGCCGCCGCGCATCCGCTCCTCAAACGTACCGATCGGCCAGACATTCGACATGTCCGGCGAGGTATAGGGCTTTTGCTGCCTAAAGGCAGCCCGACGGTTCAAACCGGCCAGCGGGAACGGAATTCGGAGACGCCGCTTTTTAGCCATCGCTAACTACTTCCGCCTTCTTTAAGTAGGCCAAGAGTCTTTCCACCAATTCAGGGCCATCACCAAGAAGCCCGACTGCCTTATTGCACTTCCCGCACAACCAACCACGAAACTCGCCCGTCTCGTGGTCGTGGTCCATATTCAATTTCTGAGTACATTCCTCTTCTGGTACTCCGCAAACGAAACACTTACCAGTAAATGAAGCCAGCAATTCATCTACTGTAGCTATGCATGGTGTATGCCCATCTTTACGGGCAGCCCCAATGGACCTATAGAGCTTCGCCTTCATGCGCGCTACGGGATCGTGTCTTCTGGCGGCATCCCTTTTCTTTTGATACTTCCTTTTTGCTCTGTTGCGTACTTCAGGATTAGCAAGGAAATACTCTCTTGATTTCTTAGTGCGACAGCTACGACATGCACTCAAAAGACCGAAGCTCCCGTCTTTTCTTTTCGTTGCCTTGCCAAATTCACACGCATCCTTAACTACCCCGCACATTGTGCATTTCTTGGGCTGCGTTTCGTCAATTCTCCTTGCCATATATCTACCCAAAAGAAACCCGACGGCCCCGCACAACGCTGGACCGCCGGGGTGTCATTCTTAGCCAGCGCGTCAGTCGATCACTTCCTTCGGCGCGCCATCCTCATTCCGTAAAAACTCTTCGTCGTTCTCGATCTCGCCTTCCGGCAGGAAGAACATATCCAGCGCGAGAAGGTCCTGGGGCGTGAGCGCAGTCGCATCCGATTCGATCAGGCTGTCCAGAACCTCGGCCAGTCGCATCGGAGCCAGGGCCACGTCACACTCCGTCACCATGATCTCGGCATTCTGCCGCTGGAACTCGGCGTACATCTCCGTGCCTTCCTCGATTCTGGCCGGCTCGCCGGGCTTGGTGCCTGTGAGGCCACGGATCAGCGCATCACGCTGCTGCGTCACTAGATCGCACTCCTCGCCGATCATTTTCGCGTACTTCGCTACCTCATACGCAGCCTTTGGCTTCATCCGCAATGCAACCAGCCGACGCCAGGCGCCCAAAGAATTCAGCAGCAAACCGAAAGTCGTCTTCATACGTCTCTCCTCGAAACAGGAAAAAGGGGGCCCGGTGCCTCGCGCTCAACACGAGGCACCGGGTACAGAACCTTAATTACGTACCAAGTCCCTCAGCGGCGTAAACCGGAATGTACCCCGGCGTACCGTTGATATCCACACGAATTACATGAGACACGTTGCCAGTCGGCGTGACTGCATTTGCCTTAATGCCATTCGTATAACCGGAATCTGCCGCGGCAAATCCAAGGACATTATCGGCCCCGTCAACATACAATGCCGAACCCCAAAGGTCACCGCGCTGATCGGTAGCCGTAGCAACGAACGCCGCCAGTACGCCGGTCTGCGTAACCGTATAGGCGCCAGTGGTATTCAACTCGGCGTACACACCAGCCAAGTAACCTTGAGCGATAGTCAGATCGCCGCCAACTTCCGTGCGAGCACGGACAGCACAGGCCGCGTGTCGAGCGTCATTCAGTCCGAGGTCATTTGCGCCGGCCATCTCCAGATAGGCATACATGCCCGCAAGATAGTCGCCGTCGAAATCAACGTCGCCGACAAGTTTCGTCTGAGCGCACATACTTGCCAGCGACAATGCGCCGGTGTGCTCGGCGATAACCGCCAGCCTAGACAGTACGCCGCGCCGGTTCCCAGTCAGAGCCGAACCGCCATCGTCACTATGGAAACGATTCGCAGCCGTAGCTCCACCAAGTGAAATACCGCTACCGGCCGTATTAGCATGCTTGCCAACGTAGATGCCGGTCGTACAACCAGCCGCGTCAGCCCAAAATGCCTTCGGCCACTTAGTCGTACCGCCAGAGATATTTGCCATAAAGGCCGCCATCTCGCCGGTCTCGGTGTACGTCCGTGTTGAATTCAAGGTTGCCTCAAACCCAGAATAATACGAACTCGCCGAAATGGTTGTCGTGCCGGACGCCCCCTCCTCGATAGCAGCCCGGATGCCAGCCACATGCCCCGCAAGAGTTCTCGCGCCAGTACCGGCAAGCTCAAGGTAGCCCGTAATAGGCGACGATACTGAGCTAGTATTCGAGATGTCAATCCCGTCGTTCGCCTTCAACTGACCACGCAAAGCGTTGATCGTGATGGCGTTCGACTGGTCAATTGTCAGGCACACACGGGAAAGAGTGGCCCGATAATCAGCAGCATCTAACGCAGCACCAGCATCGTCAAACAAGAAACTGACTGGTCGATTGTTTCCGCTAGCGAGCGTGACACCTTTACTGGCCGAACTAGAATAGGTGCCAGTTTGTACCACCTTTCCGGTGAACGCATCACAAGAACCGAGAATCACATCAGCGCCACTCAGGCCGACGTAAAGGCCGTACTGCCAACTGGAAGTCCCGCTGGAAATGTCCGCCAAAAACGCAGCAGTAATACCACTGCCCCCATACGTCCTTGTCGAATTCAGCGTAGCCTCAAAGCCAGCAAGATACGTCCCGACGGTCGTAGTACCGGACGCCCCTTCCTCAAGGGCGGCACGAACACAAGCCACATGGCCGTTAAGCGTTCTGGCTCCAGTGCCGGCCAGTTCGAGGTAGCCAGTGAACGGCGAAACTACTGAACTCGCGCTAGACACGTCAATGCCATCAAGCCCCTTGATCTGCGCTCGCATAGCGTTCAAGGTAATGGCATTGCTTTGGTCTTTCGTTAGCAGCACGCGAGACAGCGCGGCACGATAATCAGCAGCCCCCAGCGCGGCCCCAGCATCATCGAACAAGAAACTAACAGGCCGATTGTTGGTACTCAGTAAAGTGACGCCGTTACTTGCAGTGCTCGAATACGTTCCAGTCTCAATCACCTTTCGCGTACAGGCAGCCACCACTTCCTCGTAGCTATCGCCGTCCGCAGTAAGAAGTGTCCCGGCCGCATACGCAACAGAACCAACGTCGCCAAGATCCGATAACTCCATTGAACCAGGCGGAATCACGGCGTTGAAATCACAACTCGTAACCGACCCCTCATTCACATAGAGGGCCGTTTCCGCACCGCCGTCCGTATGCTGGAAGATACACCCTGTCTGATAGCCGTCCGTCCCGTCCGTAGGAACAGTAGCTCCAGAACTAAACAACATCCCACGATTATCAACAATCGGAGGATTCATACGCAGCAGACTACAAACACGATCAATCATTACTCACTGCCCCTTAAACGGAAACCAAAGAACATCCAGCTACCACGCTGCCCCTTGCGCCCCTCCATGCCGTTACGACGTAGGCCACGGACCTGCAAACTGGCCCGGACCACACTCAATCTCTTCCATTGTCTCGTACCCGACAACTGCGTTGCCGGACGAGATAGCGTTGATCGCCCCGCGGGCCTTCGGGCCCTTCACCTTCACCCAAGCCCCAGGTTCCAGCAGTCCAATGCCGGTCGCGTCCGCGGCATCCTCGCCGAACCCGAGGTATACGTCATGGTTGCTCTGAACCTGAATCAGGATATGGTCGCGATTTGCGTCGGCTGCAACTAACTGCTCACTGCCGCCGCCGCCCGTCAACGTCTTCGTGCCCGCTGCCATTATCGCCTCTTTTTCTTCTTCGGTTTTTTTGATTGCGTCAATGCTTCAGTCAGCTTATCCAGGCCGGTTTTCGGCATTAGTCGTCCACGACGCGATTCTGCCGCCTTGCTTCGCTTCTGTGCCGGGGTCAACGGTTTCGGCTTCTGACTCGATTTACGAGCTTTCCTAATGGCCCTCATCGACTGCGACATCTCTTGATTGACCCGCACACGATCCTCGATACGTTTCTGTTCCTCTGGCGTCCTGCGCATGATCGTCGCAGCATTGATTGTCTGCTCGCTGTATTTCTTCTTTTTTTTAGCCACTAAATCGTTTCCTCTTTGTACGTGATTGGATACGTCCCGCCCGTATCGCCGTGCCTCACGCGCCCATCCCCATCGAATTCACGGTGGCCCATGTGCCCAAATGAGGCTGCGCCACGTTTTCGGTCGTCCATGATTGCGTTCAATAACATCCGCTCGTACATCGCCGTATGAATGGACGCCTCGTCATTCATTTGCTGCTCAGCGACGGCCAGGCAACTCTCAATCAGCAACTCACTGATCGCCATCCCGCCGAGGGCATACGGGTACGAATCAGACAGCGCACCGGAGTACGCCTCGTACTTGTAGGACAGCACGTAATCGCTATCCGGCTCAGGCCAGAACAGCGCCTCCCACCGTTGCCCCGCCGTCCGATCCTCCGCCTTTCGGCGAACCGCCACGTACTGCGGCGGCCCAGTACGATCGTAGATGGACCGCATCTCCAGTAGGTCGTCAAGGCTGACGCTCTTGACTGGAGCATAGTGCGTATCCGCTGCGAAGTTCATCTTGCCGATCAGGCGATGAAAATCGTCCGGCAGATCGTAATCGTAATCATCATCCGCGAGAGTCAGTGTCGTAGACGGCCGCACCCATGACCACTCATACCCGAGCACCCTTGGATCGCTGCTCACCGGGAAATAGACGCGCCGAACGCCGGACTGCACGATATCTTCGACTTCAGTAGCCTGATCGCTTGTCCAGTCACCGATCGTTCGACCATACCCAAGGAAGAAGCCAGTACGCTGCTTCAGTTCCGTCCAGCCAACACTTAAACCCGACTCTGCCACAAAATCCCCCGCGAGGACTCGAACCTCAAACCTAGTAGTTACAAACCACTTGCTCTGCCTGTTGAGCTACAGGGGACCACCAGGGCCCTCCGGGCGAAGAGAGAAAACCCGGAGGGCCCGACCCCGATCCTGCCCCACCTACGAAACCAGAACCACTCCATTCGCACCGCGAATGTTCCAACTACCGGCAACCCATTCCAAGACGCACTGGTCGCCCACGCCGCCAAGTTCAAGGCCATCCAGGTCTTGAGTGCCGTCCGCCGGCTCGTTGCCGTCGTCGTTCTCGATATCGATACGAGCCTCGTTACTCGTCACAGCCGTGGTGATAATCTCGACCTTCTTACGAAGACCCTCGATCGTGCCGTCCACGATCTCCTCAGCCGGCGAGGCGGTCGAACAGGCCGCACCGATCAGGAGCGACGTACCACCGACCATCATCACGAACGCCGTGTTGTCGACCAGTTGGACGACTTCAACGCCACCGGACGGAGGACCCACCTGGAGCTTCGCGTAAACCAGCCCGGCGTCTGTCGAACGATCGACCGTCTGCATGGGCTGCGCAGAACCCTCGCCGTCCAGACCTTCGTACCGGAAGTAGCCCTGATACGAAGTGGTCACGTCGAACGTCAGGAGCCCCGTGCCGAGCGTGCAACTCGCCTTCGCGTAGATATTGCACACGCTACCCGGTAGGTAGATTTCGATGAGTTGACCGCCAGTCACGGCGGCGTACTTGCGAGCCGCCACGCCAGCGAAATACTGCGCGTTAGTCGTACTCGGAAGCTCGACACGGTTGAACCGTCGACCGTCTTTAGCCGACGCCGTTCCGTAGTCGTAGTTATAACAAACGGCCTGACCCTCTTCCAGAGCGGTCGAACCACCAAACCACACCCAAGCAGAGAACGTAGGACTCTGCTTTTCGTGGCCGTTAATCGCGTGAGAAACCATCACTTTACCTCATGGGTTGAATTCGCAAACTTAAAACGCACAGACCGTCAAACTACGCCTTGTAGAAGACCGCCTGCTTCCGAAGGTCGGTGCAGACCATTTGCAACGTGGCGTCCAGGTCGACTCGGCGAACCAAGTGCTTATTCGAGACCATATACGGCTTCGTCAGTTGATTCTGCCATCCGGCCATCACGCCAATCGCCAACGTCTTCCAATCCAGCATGTAAACCGGATCGCCGGTATCGCTGTCCAGATACGGTGCGTAAGTTACCGGCGTCGACTTGAACGTCACCCGGCCGTCCTTACTAGCCAGATCGTTCCCGAGGTTCATGTTCTGCTTTTCCAGCAATTCCTCCATGATCCCGAGCACGTCGTCATTCGTGTAAATGCCGTTGCCCATGTTGGACAAATTCGGCACGGCGTGCGACACCGGAGAGCGGAAGCGCGTCTTGCGATGCCCCCTTCGCATGGAGCGAATAAGGTCCTCTTTCGCAATCGCAGTGTAGTCGTTCGACCAGTTCGCCCAGCGGGTATAGGTGGTCGAGTCGATGTTGCCACGGCCATCCGAAAAGCCACTCGGGTTCTCAGCGTTGAAGCCCTCGGTCGCATTCCGAACGATCCAGTATTCCAGTCCATACGGCGTCCGCTCGTCCGTCGAGTCGTCCGGCTTACCCCATAGGAACTCTTCCAACTTCTCGTAAAACGAAACCATCATCCCGACGTAGCGGGTTTTGATCAAATTAACGATCGCGTGTCCGCCACGCTGGAACGCCTTCTCTCGCTGGTCGTAGATATAGTGTGCATTGACGTGACGCGGGGGAACGGTCCCCTGCTTCATCGTGTCCGTGAGCGAAGAGCCGTCCGTCTCGAACAACTGGACAGCCCGCGCACTATGGTTGTGATCCATCTGCGCGTCCCAACGCCAGTCGTCACCACCATCAAACGTCTTGACATGCTTTTTCCACAACTCCCGAACCGCAACGTGGTCTTGCAGATCCGTCTGCATGTCCACGAAAGCGCCCTTTTTGATGAGGTTCTCTTGCGTCAAGAGAACCGCATCGTCGATATCCGAATACGGAATCCCCATTTTCTGCCCCTTAGTTTACTGCGAAGAGCGTCAGCCGAATCGCTCGTCGAGCATCGCGGCCGTCTCTTCTTCGACGGACTGTTTCGGCTTGGCTTTCGAGCGATTCACGCGCTGGAGGTGTGCCCCCTTGCGTCTCGCCAGATCGCCAGCCAGACGTTTCTCGTGCAACTCTTGATATTTGTCCGCCAGAACGGACCTTGCCGCCGTCTCAAACAATTCTTCACGCGGCGGCGCTTGTTGCCCCTGGGCCTGATAGCCGGCCAGGAGAACGCTCATGTGTTCCGCAATCTGTTCGCGTTTTACGAACTGCGGACTTCCCCGGTCTAGCGAATTATGTCCGCCAGTGCCGAGGGTATCGACGAAATCCTCGCCGAGGGATTCGACCTGCTTGTCAAACCACTGCTCGACTTCCCGCGCAGCCGCCATCTGGCTCGACTGCGCGATTTGCTCTTGCTGTTGCTTAAAGCCCTCGATTTGCTGCTGCTGGCCCTGAAGTACCTCGCGCATCTTGTCGAACATCTCGACCACTTCGGGCTCATACCGCTCCGGGTCAAGCTTCAGCGCAGCAAATGGGTCAACATCATCCTGTTTGGCTTCCTTGCTGTCAGCTTGCGCAATAGCCTGCTCTGCCGTCGACACGACCCGATCCAGGGCCGCCTCGTCGGGGAATGACAGCGCCTTACCAAGCGATAACCCAACATTGATTGCACGAGATAGAACTTCGTCGCTAAAGTTCGGGACAGGGCTTGGCTCCAATTGCTCGCTGCCCTGCTCCTCGCTCTCGCCGTCCGCTTCACCATCCTGTATGTCGTCGACATCCCCGTCGTCCGGCTCGGATTCAGAAGTGATACCGCTCTCTCCTGAATCTTCCTCGCCGGTATCGTCCGACACCTGGTCTTCTTGTGTGTCGCCGGTCTTGGTATCAGTCTCGCCGCCCTGCTCGTCACCCTGCTCATCGCGCAGTTCCTTCAGTTCCTCTTCGTGCTCAGCCGCAACCTGCTCGGCCGCCTCTTCGATCTCGCGGGCCAGTTCTTCGCTTGGCATATCTCTCTCCTAGTTCTCGACTGCAAAATGGTCAATTTGCGTAATATCGGTTCCGGAAAGCCACTGGAAAGCACCGAAACGATCCGTGATTCCCTGGCGCACACCAACCATGCCTTCCTTGAGATACAACGCGAAACCAAACAAGATTTCCATGACACACCTATCAGGGCAGGCTTCCGAATAGAACCTAATCCCATCCGGCGTAACGCAATTTACATGCGTCATTTCGTTAGCCTCTCTTGTTGTACATCCCGCGCACCTTCAGGGCCTTCCGCTCGTGCGCTGCGGACGTGTAAACGGGATCTCCGTCAGCCGTGACTTCCGTAGGGCAGCCGCGATCGCGGAGATGCTTCCGAAGCTCGCCGGCTTGACTGGCGTTCACACCGGAGGCGTAACACACCCGCGGCCATGCCTTTGACGGACGAACGCTGCCGCCGCGGACCGAAATCACGGCCCCGACCAACTCAGCCCGGTAGTCACGTTCCAGGATCTTGAGACGACGGCCTTCTCTAAGCTCAATCTCCCGCGGGGTTTCCCCCATCGGAAAGACATACTCGTAGACCGTTCCGTCTCCGCCTCTCTCACTGTAGCAATACGTCGGCATATCTCTCCCTTGGCAATCTCCACCCTAACAAGGAACGGGCAAAAGTTATCGCTGCCCCACCTGCAAGAACTAGTTTCACCCGGTTTGCCGCCCCAGGGCCGCGACTTCACTCTCCTGGGGCCGTCCACCGAGGAGGGCTTGCTGGAGGATTTGGCTCTTGCCGCCGTCCGTGGCTCCCGGCCGGTTGACCCGCTCATAGGTCCGGGTCGTGTTGGCCGGCATCCCGGGCTTCTCGCCGCCACTCATCACCTGGTCGACCCAGATAATCAGCCGGTTCAGTTCCTCGAAATCGGCGTACTTCGCGATCAGGGCGAAAAGTTCTTGGATATCGAGTTGGCCGCCCGACATCTCGATTGCCGGCATGAAGGGCACCACAAACTCGGCGAGGATCAGCCGGAGCTTCTGTAGCTTCGTGGCCGGAGAGTCGTCCTGGAATGAGGACACGTCGATATCCAGGTCATAGATACCGAACGAACCGAGCCGAGAAGAACGGTCCCACGGGACGACGATGGAGATGTTTGTTCCCGGGACGGCCTTACGCAGCTTCCGCCGCCTAATCGGGTCGTGCCATTCGTAGTAGGCCAACGACCGGAATACGTCTTTCGAGAGGTCGACCACCTGGCCAGCCATGTCGCGAAGCTGCGCGTTTGATGCCTCGGCAATCAGCTTGTCCTGCCCCAGCGTTTCGGCCTGCGGCGCGAGTCCACC